GATGCTCAACAACGTGCTTTACAAATTGTTGCAATTAGAGAGTCAGGTCTATTAGATGCTATAAGATCAGAAATTAACAGTCCAACTACACTGCCAGGAGATTAAGATGGGAAGACCAGTTGCAAGATTATCTGATGTATGTACTGGACATGGATGTTGGCCATCAAGACCCAATGTATCTGCAAGTGGAAATGTATTTGTTAATGCAAGAGGTGCTCATAGGCAGGGGGATGCTTGGGCTGCTCATACATGTCCCCCTATACCAAATACTCATGGATCTTCCCTTGCAGGAGGATCGTCGACTGTGTTTGTAAATGGAAGAAGATTAGGCAGGATCGCTGATTCTGTTGCATGTGGATCTAGTGTGGCAACTGGGTCTGGAAACGTTTTTGCCGGAGGATAATATGGAAAATCACGAAAACATTATGTCACTTTTTACTCTTTATGAAGAAGAGTATACTAAATTCAAGTCTGGAAACAAAGCTGCGGGTACTAGAGCGCGCAAAGCATTGTCAGAGATTGGAAAACTTTGTAAAGAAATCAGACAAGATATTCAAGCAGAGAAGAACGCTGATAAATAATAATTAAAAAAGGATCAGCGTATGGCGTTCTCCGGAGCAGTAAATCCGTTACCCAATGAGCTAAGATTTAGCGACTTGAACGTCACATTTAGACCTCATCCAGTCACTGGTAAGGTCGGTGTACTTGAAAATAATGATGCTGTTAAAAGAGCTCTTCGTAATCTTATTCTAACGAATAAGTTCGAACGTCCTTATGAGCCACTGTTTGGTGGTGATATCCTTTCTTTATTATTTGAAAATGAAGATGACTTTTTACAGGTTCAGGTTAAGAATAGAATTGAAGAAGCTATTAGAAACTTTGAACCTAGAGTTAATTTGTTAGATGTGCAGGTAAAAAATTTATCAGATATAAACACAGTGGAGATAAAGATTTTCTTCTCTGTGATTAACCAAAGAGAGCCTGCTGAATTCACCGTAGTACTGGAAAGAATACGATAATGGCTAGAGTAGCAAACAGCGCATTAAGAATCACTGATATAAACTTTGAGGGAATAAAAGATAACCTCAAAACATATCTCGCCAGTCAGGATGAATTGAAGGATTACGACTACGAAAGTTCTACAATCCAGACAATTCTCAATCTGTTAGCATACAACACATACTACAATGCATTTTATCTTAACATGGTTGGAAACGAAATGTTTCT